TGATGATGATATTGCAATACGAGCAACCGAGTTGGGCGAAGAGGCTATCATTGTTTCGATTGACAAAGATTTTATGCAGGTTCCCGGATGGCACTACAACTTTGTGAAGAAGGAAAAGAAGAAGGTAACACCAGAAGAAGGGTTGCGGTTCTTTTACAGGCAGATTCTTATGGGGGACGCGGCAGACAACATCAAGGGAATTCCTCGTGTTGGTGCAGTGCGTTCGGAGAAGATGCTTGCGCCTTTCCAGACGGAGAAAGAGTTCTATGCGTGTTGTGTGGAGGCTCTGGGAAAAGAACGTGTTTTAGAGAACGGCAGGCTCTTGTGGTTACGCAGGACGCCCAACGAACTATGGGAGCCACCGAATGAGGAAGTTTAAACTAGCAGGGTGCACATGGGAGGTTATCACGACAGATATGCCTGACCTTGGTGCATCAAACCCAGACCTATGTAAGATTTTAATCAACAGGAAGCTGACAGGACAGGATCGAGAAGTTACCTTTTACCATGAGTTAGTTCATGCTATCCTGTTTACGATGGGTGAGCGTGACCATGACGAGCGGTTCGTAGAAGGTTTCGCTCAGTTGTTATACCAGTATGAGCAACAGAAAGTATAACGATGGAGAGTGGACAGAGGCTAGGTTTAGGGCGTTTATAATCTCAGCGTTACGTGCTTACATGAAACGTTTCCCGCCTAAGTGGAAAGCTCTGAAAGCAGCGATGGTTGGGAAGAAGGTTAACAAACGCTCAGGTCGGTTAGCTGAGCATTACTTATGTGCCAGTTGTGGTGGGTTCTTTGTGGCTAGAGATGTACAGGTAGATCATATTGACCCTGTTGTCTCACCAGAAGAAGGCTTTCAGGACTGGTGGATTTATATGAACAGGCTCTATTGTGAAGCTGAAAACTTACAGGTGTTGTGCAAACCCTGCCATAAGGATAAGACAAACGCAGAGCGTAAAGAAAGGGCTAAGAAAAAATGAAATTGGAATATAGTAGCGAAAGTAACCCCCTTGTTAAACAGATGGAGGATTCAATGCTTATGTGGCAGCAGTATGTTGATAAGTATTTGGGTAAGCCTGACAAGTTTATTGAGGATAACCAAAAGCAAGTGGACAGCTATATCAATGCCACCAAACTAATGCTGAAATACCTTGGAGTGAACGTAGAAAAATGAAAGTGTCGCTTGTATGGGTTACCCCCGATGCAGAGGAAAAGGTAGCATACATGGCTCGTGTTTCTAACCCGTCCAATCAGGATAACAAGGAGACAGCACCTAAGCTGCTTCGTTACCTGATGCGGAATAAACACTGGTCACCTTTCGAGATGGTTAACGTCTGTATGGAGATTGAATGCACACGAGACATTGCGCGACAGATTATTCGCCATCGCTCGTTTAGCTTTCAGGAGTTCAGTCAGCGTTATGCAGAGGCTTTCGATATGGAGTATGGCGAGGTTAGGTTGCAGGATGAGAAGAATCGGCAAAACAGTCTCCCTACTCAAGACCGAGAGTTGCAACGTTGGTGGGATGAGCAACAGGCGGCAGTAGTCGCACAGGCTCGTTACTCCTACGGCGCAGCACTGAACAACGGCATCGCCAAAGAGGTGGCTCGTAAGTTATTACCAGAAGGGTTGACAATGAGTCGAATGTATATGAATGGTACACTGCGGAGTTGGATGCATTATGTAGACATCCGCTGTGACGAAGCAACACAGAAGGAACATCGAGAAGTCGCGGATAAATGCAAAGCAATCCTGACTGAACAGTTCCCTAGTATTTATGGAGGTTAACATGGAAGATAAGCAGTATTACCACTTTAAGAAGAGTAGTTCACGACCATCGGTATCGTCAAGCACTGAGCATTTCTATGTTTGCCCTGATGACGCTATGTGGCATGATGTTATGCGTCAGTTTGCGGCATTCCTAGATACTTGTGGTTATGTAGGTGTTTACGAGAATATTGACATCATGTTGGACGATTATTGGAATCGTAAATCTTCACGAGAGGTATTTGCTGAATGAAAATACTTGTTATTCCTGACTGTCAAGTAAAGCCGGGAGTAGCTACTGACCACCTTACATGGGCTGGAAAGGCTATCTGTGACTACCGACCAGATGTTGTTATCAACATTGGCGACTTCGCGGATATGCCCTCTTTGTCCACCCACGATAAGGCTGGTAGTAAATACTTTGAAGGGAAGCGGTACAAAGATGACATCGCCGCTGCTCAGATAGGTATGAAGAAGCTACTCAAACCGTTGCGTGACTTACAGGCAACACAGAAGGTAACGAAACACAAGGTTTACAAGCCTCGTATGATTTTAACAATGGGTAACCATGAGAACCGCATCAACCGCGCAGTGGCTAATACGCCTATGCTCGAAGGTGTGATTTCGACTGATGACCTAAACTACAAAAAAGATTGGGAAGTATATGAATTTCTTAAGCCTGTTTTTATCAATGGTGTTGGTTTCTGCCACTACTTTCCAGTTGGTGCTATGGGTAGGGCAGCCAGCTCTGCTAGTGTTATCGTTAATAAGCTCCACATGTCTTGTGTTGCTGGGCATCAGCAGGGTAAACAAGTTGCTTACGGGAAGAGAGCGGACGGGACAGCAATCTGCGGAATAATCGCTGGTTCGTTCTACCTACACGACGAAGATTACATGGATCAACTTAGCAACACACATTGGCGTGGGTTGGTAGTGTTAAACGAAGTCAAGGATGGTGCTTTTGACGAGATGTTTCTCTCTATGAATTACTTGCAGAAGAAATATGCTGACACTCCCTGACATTTGTGATAAACTAAAACGTCTGGATGAGGTGACAATCTTGGAACTGTTGGAGGTTAACAGTGAAGAGATTGTCGCTAGATTTCAGGACAGGATTGAAGATATGGCTGACTACTTAGAGGAATTACTTGATGACAATTAAACTAAACTTGGAACGCGATAAGCTGTTTGACGCTCTTGGGCTACAGCGACTGCGTGAGAGTTACATGATGGAGAATGAGGTTAGCCCACAGGAGAGATTTGCGTATGTATCGGAAGCTTTTGGAAGTAACCCTGAACATGCTCAGCGACTTTATGAGTATAGTAGTCAGCATTGGCTCAGTTATAGCACTCCTATTCTTTCTTTTGGTCGTTCAAAGCGTGGACTTCCTATTAGCTGCTTTCTTAATTATATGGAGGATAGCGCAGAGGGTTTGGTCGACAACCTTTCTGAGACTAATTGGCTTAGCATGTTGGGCGGCGGTGTCGGTGTTCATCTTGGGATTCGCAACAGTGATGATAAGTCAACTGGTGTTATGCCTCACCTCAAAATGTACGATGCTTCCTCCTTGGCATATCGTCAAGGCAGAACACGCCGTGGTTCTTACGCTGCTTTTTTGGACATCTCTCATCCTGACATTATCCAATTTCTGGAAATGCGTAAGCCGACCGGAGATCAAAACCTACGCACTCTTAACCTTAATCACGGTATCAATATCAGTGATGAGTTTATGGAGATTATTGAGCGTTGCATGAAGGACGTGGATGCCAATGACGACTGGGCATTAAAAAACCCCGCCAATGGCGAGGTTGTGGAAGTGGTTAGTGCTAAGGCGTTGTGGCAGAAGATTCTGGACTTACGTATGCAAACTGGTGAGCCGTATTTGATTTTCATTGATACAGCTAACAAAGCGTTGCCGCCGTGGTTGAAGGATAAAGGGTTACAGATTAACGGGTCTAACCTATGCACTGAAATCTTCCTCCCCACCAGCGCTGACAGAACAGCGGTTTGTTGTTTGTCTAGTGTTAACTTGGAGTATTACGATGATTGGAAAGATAACAAACAATTTATTCCTGATATTATGGAAATGCTTGATAATGTTGTTGAGTATTTCATCAGCAACGCTCCTGATCATATTCGCCGTGCTGTACGGTCTGCTACCGCTGAAAGGTCTGTTGGTCTTGGTTCTTTAGGTTTCCATGCCTATTTACAAAAGAATAACATGCCTATTGATGGTGTTATGGCTAAACTGACCAACCGTGACATCTTTAAACATATTAGTGAGGAATGTAAACGTGCCGACCATATCTTGTTTCTTCAAAGAGGCGCTTGCCCGGATGCAGCTTTGTCTGGCGTTGACCGTAGGTTTAGTCACCATATGGCTGTCGCTCCCAATGCTTCTTCTTCCCTTATTATGGGTAACACTTCGCCATCCGTGGAGCCGTATCGAGCAAATGTTTTTAGGCAGGATACTTTAAGTGGTGCTCATGTCTACCGTAATCGCTTTCTGTCTAAACGTCTTGCTGAGCTTGGCATGGACGATGATGACACTTGGGCTTCTATTATTGCCAACGATGGTAGCGTTCAGCATTTGGGCGTACCAGAAGATGTGAAGGAAGTATTTAAAACAGCAATGGAGATTGACCAGCGTTGGTTGGTTGAACTAGCAGCAGATCGACAGGCGTTCATCGACCAAGGACAGAGTGTTAACCTATTCTTCCGACCCGATACAACGATTGCCTACCTACATGCTGTTCACTTCATGGCGTGGAAGATGGGGTTAAAGAGCCTGTATTACCTGCGTAGCGATAAGGTTCGTAAGGCAGATAAGGTGGGTGCTCAGATTAAACGTCAGCGTATTGAAGAGACTATTGATATGACCGCTATTGCCAATGGGGAAACCTGCTTGGCTTGTGAGGGTTAAACTGCCATATTGTAGGGCTAGTATCTAGCTATCCACGGTGCTAAAAACACCTAGCCGGTACTACCCTACCTACTAACACCGAGGATTCCGAATGAAACCACAGTTAACAGAAGAGAGAAACACATTCAAGCCATTCAAATACCCTTGGGCGTATGATGCTTGGTTACAACATGAGCAGAGCCATTGGTTACACACTGAAGTGCCAATGGGTGAGGACTTGAAGGATTATCAAAAGAAGTTAACCAAAGCGGAGAAAGACTTCCTAACCAAAATCCTACGATTCTTTGTGCAGGGCGACCTAGACATTGGCGATGGGTATTACACTCATTACCTACCAGTGTTTAAACAGCCTGAAGTGCGGATGATGATGAGTGGTTTTGCTGGT